ATAGAGCATCTGCCGGAGGTTCTGGATGCTGGAATGAATCTGCTGGGCGCTATTGCAAGCGGTGTGGCTCAAAACCTTCCTGTGTTGTTGCAGGAGGGCGTAAACACTATCGCGCAGTTGGCGGCGACGATTCTGGAACATCTGCCGGAGATTCTTCAGTGCGGAATAGAACTGATCGCGCAGTTAATTGCGGGTATCATTCAGAAAGCTCCCGAAGTGCTGACAGAGGCAGGAAAGCTGATATTGGATGTCGCAGATAAGTTTGTAAAGTACGACTGGGCAGGACTTGGTCTGCGTATCATTGAGGGCATCGCGCAAGGTCTTGCCAATGCTGGCGGGATCTTAATGGATGCGGCCAAGAACGCGGCGAAGTCGGCGTTTGATTCCGCGTGTTCTTTCCTCGGTATCAATTCCCCTTCAAAGCTGTTCCGTGATGAGGTCGGCGCTATGATGGCCGAAGGTATGGCAATCGGTTTTGAGGAAAACGTGCCGACGGCAGAGATCCAGCACGCGCTGGCGCCGATGGGCAGTGTAGTTCCCGACGCAATGGGCGGATCCGCGTACAACTACGGCGGATTCAGCATCAACATCTATCAGTCTCCGGGACAGAGTTCTGAGGAACTGGTGGATCTTATTGAAACGCGCATCAATCAGCGAATTCAGAGTAAACAGGCGGTGTTTGCATGAGCAAGAGGTTTCAACGACATTTTTTCACGCTTGACGGGGTAAACTCTGCGGATTTTGGCGTTTATATCGCGCAGTCGAATATGTTTGACGGGCCGGAGCATGACGACAATACCGTGGAGATCCCCGGCAGGAACGGGGCGCTTGTATTTTCAAACGGGCGCTACCACAACAGGCAAGGCAGTTTGTCGTGCTATATGCCGAAGGACATGCAGACGAACGTCGACGGTTTCCGCGCTTTTTTGTCGACAAAATACGGATATGTGAGGTACGAGGACACGATCCATCCGGGCGAATTCCTTCACGCGAGATTCAAGGGCGGATTCGCGCTGGAGTCGTCTGATCGTGTAGGCGCCGCGTTCGATCTCAGCTTTGACTGCAAGCCGCAGAGGTTTCTGAAGCTGGGCGAATTGGGCGTCACGTTCACGTCGGCAGGAACACTGAGGAATCCGACGCGGTATGATGCGCGTCCGCTGGTGCGGTGTTATGGCACGAGTGGCACAGTAACGATCAACGGGACTGCGGTGACGGTGACGGGCCTTTCATCCTATGTGGATCTGGACTGTGATCTCATGGAATCCTATGAGGGAGCAACGAGCCGGAACAGCACAACGACGCTGACAAATGGCAAATTCCCGGTGCTTTCTCCGGGAAATAATGCAGTTTCGTTCAGCGGATTTTCATCTGTGGTTATTACTCCGAGGTGGTGGACGTTATGATTCCTATTCTTTTTCCGGCGTCCGCGACGGCGTATACGACGAACGGCATCGGGCGTCTGAATGATATGATCCGCTGTTCTGTCATAGAGGAGCGGAACGGCATCTATGAACTGACGGCAGAAATAAGCGCAGATTCGCCTCATTTCAGCGAGATCCGGCACAGCACGATCATTGCGGCAGTACCGAACGACAGCGGCAGACTTCAGCCGTTTCGGATCGACCAGATCTCCAAGCCGCTGAACGGGCGCGTCACGATCCATGCGAGACACAACAGCTACCAGCTGTCGCACATTCCTGTCCGTCCGTTCACTGCCGCGAATGTAGGCGCGGCGCTGGCCGGACTGAAAGCGCAGTCTATGCAGACGAATCCGTTCACGTTCTGGACGGACAAGTCGACGGTCGCGCGGTACGCACAGCAGATCCCGGAATCTATCCGGGCGCGGCTTGGCGGACAGGAAGGATCTATTCTGGACGTCTACGGCGGTGAATTTGAGTGGGACAACTGGACGGTCAAGCTGTGGAACAATCGCGGCATAGATCGCGGCGTGACGCTGAGATATGGAAAGAACATCATAGATCTCACGCAGGAAGAAAACATTGAGAACACGATCACGGGCATCGTCCCGTACTGGAGCGGCGGCGACGACAGCGTGGTGTATTACAACGGCGTCGTTGAGGCATCCACGGCGGCGGACTTCCCGTATGGCCGGACGGTGACGCATGATTTCTCGACTGACTTTCAAAATGCTCCATCGGCGGCAGAACTGAAAGCGGCGGCGGAGCGCTACATCCTGCGGAATCAGATCGGAATCCCGAACGTGAGCATCAAGGTCGACTTTGTCGCGCTGTGGGATACAGAGGAATATAAGGACGTTCTCCCACTTCAGCACGTCCAGCTGTGCGACTATGTCACGATCCAGTTTGAAAAGCTGGGGATCTCAGCAAAGGCGAAAGTCATACGGACAGAATACGACGTTCTGAACGAGCGATATACGTCCATCCAGCTGGGTGACGCGCGGACGGATTTTGCGTCCTATATCGTCGGACTGTCGGCGCAGACGGATCAGAACGCGGCGGCGATTGCGGTCAACAAAAACTACGTCTTAACGCAAATCGACGACAAGCTGGAGACGTTTGAGGGCGTCATGAACGAGGCCATAGAAAACGCGACGGATCAGATCATCGGTGCGAAGGGCGGCAACATTGTGACGCGTCTGGACGCACAGGGGCGTCCGTATGAATTGCTCATAACGGACAATCTGGATCTTCAGATGGCGCGGAACGTCTGGCGCTGGAATATCGGTGGTTTGGGATATTCGTCCCACGGATACAATGGCCCGTATGGTCTGGCGATCACGCAGAGCGGATCCATCGTCGCAGACTACATCACCACGGGAACGATGACGGCGAATCTGATCCGGGCCGGAATCCTCCGGGATCTGAATAACAAGAACTGGTGGAATCTTCAGACAGGCGAAATGGTCATATCCGGGCGACTCAACGCGGCGTCTGGTACGTTTGCCGGAGAATTACAGGCGGCGACGGGCAGTTTCAGCGGACAGATTCGCGGCGGCACAATCGCCATAGGTGGGACGGATGCCGCTCCGATCTTTGCTGTCGATTCGGACGGCAAGGTCGTGATGAAAAATTTCGATTTGGACGGCACGGGCAATGCGGCGACAATCGGATGTTTCACGATGAATTGCGAAAACTTCCGGGGCGGCACGGTGGTGATCGAGGGCGACTTGCACATGAACGGCGGCACAATCAACGCCGGAGACATTGAAGCAAGCAGTGTGGGCGCCGGATCTATTGAGTGCGGCACGCTTTACTGTCAGAATCCCCCGTGGCCCGTCGGCGGATACGACGATTCCGACAGACGTATGAAGAAGGACATCCGGGAAGTGGACGGGACATCCGCGCTGGCGTTTATCCTCGCGCTGGATCCGAAGCGCTACACGTTCCGCAGTGACGAACGCGAGGCGATGGGATTTATCGCGCAGGATGTTCTGGACGTGATGAAGCGGCTGAATGTCAACTATCCGCTCATCAAAGAGCGGGAAGATGGGATGCTTGCTCTGAACTATCAAAACCTTCTTGCGCTTATTGTTTCGGCAATACAGGAACTTGCGAGGTAAACAATGTACACACAGGCTATAAACTTAGATGTGATACCCGCCGGGGTGCGCCCGGTCATCCATGTATCACAGTTTGACAACCATGTACAGGCGTTGCGGTTCACACTGTACAAGGACAACTTGCCGTTCACCATTCCGGGCGGCGCGGCTGTTCTGATAAACGGTTACAAACCCGACAACACTGCGTTTTCTTATGCGGCGACCGCCACAAGCGGACAGACCGCCACGTTTTCCGTGACACAGCAGATGACCGCCGTGCCGGGTGATGTTGAATGTGAACTGCGCGTAAGAACGGCAAGCGAGATCATCGGTACGCTTAACTTTATTCTGAGAGTTGAGCCTGCGCCGCTGACGGATGACTCAGTTATCTCTGAAACGGAAATCCCGCTGATTGAACAGGCGGTAGACATTGCGGCTAACCTTGCCGAATACATACAGCAAACATTGGATGCGGCAGAGGCGGCAAGCGCAAGCGCACAGGCGGCGGCTACATCTGCAACAGATGCGGCGACAGAGGCGGCAAGCGCGGAAGTCAACGCGCAGAACATCTACGATATGTATGACAGCATCAACGCCGCGAAAACTGCGGCAAATAGTGCGGCACAGAACGCTAACAATGCCGCTTCTCTGCTGACTGGAATCACAGCACAGGCAAACACGCTTGCGGCAGGAAGTTCTGCAACGGTGACCTATGACGCAACCAACAAGCGCTTTACTTTTGGAATCCCGAAAGGCGATAAGGGTGATGAAGGTGGCGTATCTGCACCGATAAGCGGATTCTTTACCATGTACGTTGATGATGACGGTTATTTGTGGGCTGTTTCACAGGATGATGTTTCAGATATGTTTTACTACGATGACACTGAAGGTGTGCTGTATTTCGTAACTGATGATGGAGGGAACAATAATGGCTGATGTTTATACACGGATTGGCTATATCAAAGGCGCAACGGGTGCGACGGGCGCACAGGGCGCGAAAGGAGACACGGGTGATGCGGCGACCATACAGGTCGGAAGCGTGACAACCGTCCCTTATGGACAGACCGCAAACGTGGTCAACAGTGGAACGGAACAGGCGGCAGTGTTCGACTTTACGATTCCACAGGGCAGACCCGGACAGCAAGTCACGGAAATGGATAACCTTTTGCTGAATTCCATTACGACATCTGCGGCAGAGTTCCCGCTTCCCGCAGTCGGAGAGACTGGTAAAGTTCTGTGGGGGAAGGTGGTCAAGTGGTTTTCAGATATGGCGGCATTAGTGGCATCGAAATTTGATGCGGCAAACGTGGTGAACAATCTGACCACAACGGCGAGCGGATATGCTCTGGACGCACGACAGGGCAAGGTTTTGGGCGATATCATTACACCGACAGTAACACCATTAACAAGTGTAGCAATCGGCAGTACATACCAAATCCCGGCGAATGTGTTAGCACATAGTATTATCATCATATCAATGGCACGTTACGGTTTTGGCGGGAGCATGGCGATTTCTTCAGAACTGATCAGAGCGGGATTTCTGTCTCAAGGTTTTCATATCAACCGTGGTTCAGCAAGTGC